ACAACAATGGCCTGCTGAAGTCGCTTCTACATTAGACGCTCATTACGGCGATAAGATGGGATTAGAAAATCAGCACATCAACTCAGGTGCGGCCTTGTTTGTCCCTGGTAAACCTACAGGTTTAGACTTGTATAATGGGGCTATAACAGGAGATGTCGCTTGTACATTTACTACAAGGAGTGGTGACCTTGGCTGTTCTGGGCCAAGTGTTTTACGTCATTCAACAGTAAGACGCATGACTCCTAGAGAAACTGAGAGATTACAAGGTTTTCCTGACGATTATACGCAAATATCTTGGCGTGGCAAAGAACCAGAAGATTGCCCCAACGGACATCGATACAAAGCCATGGGAAATTCAATGGCTGTTCCAGTAATGAAATGGATTGGCGAAAGAATACAAGAAGTAGAAAATAAGAGAGAATAACATGTCCTTAGTTAAAAACATGAATGCTCGTAAAAAGGCAGGAACTAGCCGTAGCAAGAAAAAGTCTACCGTAAGCCCAAAAGCTTATGCGGATATGAAAGCTGGGTGGCCTAAAAAGAAAAAGGCTAAAAAAACATGATAGATGAAGCTAAAGTATATACTGATAAGCAGCTATTATTCTTAGATGCTCTAATGGGTGAAGCTAAAGGCAGCATCCGTAAAGCTATGGATGTAGCAGGTTATGCCAAGACCACTAAGATCAGTGAAGTTGTTAGAAGTCTTAACAAAGAGATCATCAGGGCGGCAGAAGAAATGCTTGCAATGAATGCTCCTAAAGCTGCTTTTGGTATTATTGATGTTCTGGATGACCCTAGCTCAATGGGCGCACGTAATTCTATTGCTGCCGCTCGTGAGATTTTAGATCGTACTGGTTTGGTTAAAAAAGAACAAATAGAAGTTACCAACAAAGGCGGGGGTATGTTTATTCTGCCACCGAAATCTGTTGATGAAATGGAATAGCAAGTCTAGACCTAACGCTACAGCACGAATACCTTATGGATACAAAGCGAACAAAGATGATCCTCTTGTTCTAGATCCTGATGAAACTATAGTTCCTCTTATTGAAGAAGCTATGGATTATCTTGATAACGGATATAGCACTCGTAAGGTAGCTGAATGGTTAAGTGATAAAGCCCAGCGCAAGATATCGCACCAAGGTGCATTACTTGTGTGGAGAGCTAACCGACCAGAAAGCCCACGTATTGCTGCATTAGATAAGGCTAATAAGAAAAGAAAGCCTAAGACTAGAAAAGATAAAGCAATAGCTGCGGTAAAGCGCAAACGATCTGATGCTAAACGTGTTCAGACTTTGATGACTAAGAAGCTTGCCAAGCATGAGAACAAAAACAAGCTTAGTGATAGTTTAGATTTTGGGGCATACGAGAAAGAACCTGAACAAAGGGAAGTGGTGTTTGCACCTAATCCTGGGCCACAAACAGAGTTCCTTGCAGCGTCTGAACAAGAGGTACTATATGGTGGCGCAGCAGGTGGTGGAAAAAGTTATGGATTACTTGCTGATCCTATGCGGTACTTCCATAACCCTAACTTTAACGGGCTGATACTTCGTCGTACCAATGACGAACTTAGAGAATTAATTTGGAAATCACAGGAGCTATATCCTAAAGCATTTCCAGGAGCGAAGTGGGCAGAGAAGAAATCACAATGGACATTACCTAGTGGTGCAAAGCTTTGGTTAACCTACCTAGAACGTGAAGATGATGTTAGACGTTATCAAGGTTTGGCTTTTAGTTATATTGCCTTTGACGAGTTAACGCAGCACCCAACACCATTTGCTTGGGATTACATGCGCTCACGTTTGAGAACGACTGATCCAGACCTTCCTATATTTATGCGGGCAACTACAAATCCTGGGGGCGCTGGGCATGGTTGGGTGAAGCGGATGTTTATTGATCCTGCTCCTGCAAACCAAGCGTTTGTTGCTACTGATTTAGACAGTGGTAAACCTTTAGAATATCCAGAGGGACATGCAAAAGCAGGACAGCCTTTATTTAAACGAAAGTTTATTCCTGCATCTCTTATAGATAATCCATATCTTATGGAGGGTGGGCAGTACGAAGCTAACCTTTTATCTCTACCAGAAAACCAGCGCAGGCAGCTTTTAGAGGGTGATTGGGCAGTAGCAGATGGTGCAGCATTCCCTGAGTTTAGACAGTCCGTACATGTAGTTGAGCCATTTGAAATACCACATAATTGGGTAAGGTTTCGATCAGCGGATTACGGATATAGTTCGTGGAGTGCAGTTCATTGGTACGCAATAGATCCTGCTTACGAAACTCTGGTTGTTTATCGTGAGCTATATGTATCCAAACATACAGGCAAAGACTTAGGTCGTGCCGTCATGGATGCGGAAATAGGTGACGCAATAAAGTTTGGTATACTTGATAGCTCGTGTTGGCATAACCGAGGGCAGATAGGCCCAAGTATTGCAGAAGAAATGATTACAATGGGTTGCAGATGGCGACCAAGTGATCGTACCGCAGGTGCTAGGGTAGCAGGTAAGAACCAATTACATGAACGCTTAAAGGTAGATGAAGTAACTGAACAGCCTGGTATTGTTTTCTTTAACACATGCAGACAGATAATTGCGGATCTCCCAGTTATACCGTCTTGCCCTAAAGGATCAGATGATATCGACCAAAGATATGCTTCAGATCACACTTATGACTCATTGCGCTACGGCCTCATGAGCAGACCTCGCTCTCTATCCCCCTTTGATATGGGAAGAGGTGTACCTCAAAAGACTTATAAACCATCAGATTCAACATTTGGATATTAAAATATGGCATTAATGGATAAACCTACTGGCACAAACCCTGAAGATAGCATGGAAGCTACTAATGTAGTGTCCTTGGATGAGGTTGGTGATGTCGAACAGGAAAATCTAGAGTATTCTGGACTATCTCATTACGTTTCTGAACAATACAGACGCTCAAAAAATCATAGATTACAGGATGAAACCCGTTGGTTGTCCTCTTATCGCAATTATAGAGGCATATATGGGCCTGAAGTGCAGTTTACGGACACTGAGAAGTCACAGGCATTCGTTAAGATCACCAAAACTAAGGTTTTAGCTGCATATGCACAGATGACAGACGTTTTGTTTGCAGGATCTAAGTTTCCTATTGGTATGGAAGCTCGTAGATACCCAAATAACGTACGGGATAGCGTACACTTTGATCCAAATGCTCTTACAGACGAAAAAGTTAAAGAAAAGACACAAGTTGAGTACAAAGTACCCCGAAATATCGTTCGACCAGAGATTGCACGGGATTTAGGTCTATATCAAGACAAGCTAGAGCCAATTAAAGATGATTTAGAGGTAGGTGCAGGGACTAACCCAGGTTCTATCACGTATGAACCAGCAAAACGTGCTGCACAGCTTATGGAAAAGAAGATGCACGACCAGTTGGAAGAAACCAACGCCGATAAGCATCTACGATCTGCTGCATTTGAGTGTGCATTGTTTGGTACAGGTATTATTAAAGGCCCATTTGCCTACGATAAGGAATATCCACGTTGGGACAGTGAAGGTAACTACGATCCTATCATGGAAACAATACCAAAGCTTGAATATGTAAGTATTTGGGATATGTATCCTGATCCTGACGCTAGAAACATGGCAGAATCAGAATATGTAGTTCAGCGCCACCGTTTAAGCCGCTCACAGCTACGAAACCTAAAGAAACGCCCTCATTTCCGTGATGAAAGCATAGAATTAGCCATAGATTATGGCCCTGACTATCAGCGTGAATATTGGGAAGATGCACTAGAAGATCATAACCAATCAGATACTATTGATCGCTTTGAGGTGATTGAATACTGGGGGATTATGGATTCTGAGTTAGCAGAAGAAGCTGACCTAAAAATACCTAAAGAATTAAAAGATCGTGACCAAATGGAAGTCAATGTTTGGGTATGTAATGGTCAAATCCTACGATTAGTCCTAAATCCATTTACACCGAGCCGTATTCCATTCTGTGCAGTTCCGTATGAGCTAAATCCTTATGGGTTGTTTGGTATTGGTGTTGCTGAGAATATGACTGATACACAATTATTGATGAATGGGTTTATGCGTATGAGTGTGGATAATGCTGCACTATCAGGCAACCTGTTAATTGAGATTGATGAAACAAACCTAGTACCTGGACAAGACTTATCTGTGTACCCTGGCAAAGTCTTTAGAAGACAGGCTGGTGCGCCAGGTCAAGCCATTTTTGGCACAAAGTTCCCTAACGTATCTAATGAGTTACTGATGATGTTCGATAAAGCTCGTCAGCTTGCTGATGAGAGTACAGGCATTCCTTCTTTCTCACACGGGCAAACAGGTATCACAGGTGTAGGTCGTACTGCTTCAGGTATGTCTATGTTGATGGGTGCAGCGGCTCAAGGTATTAAGACAGTGGTACGAAACGTAGATGATTATCTACTAGCACCATTAGGTAAAGCATTGTTTAGCTTTAACATGCAATTCAACTTCGACAAGCAATTTGCTGATGGTGATCTTGAAGTAAAAGCTAGAGGCACAGAAAGTTTAATGCGGAATGAAATCCGTA